ATGAACTTCTTGGCCAGCCCCCAGTTAGCGTCTCGATGCCTCTCTTTATCCTCTATAGGCTTGAGGCGGGCGTCAGTTTCAAAGCGGTGAGTATCAAACTTGGAAGCGATAGCGTCCAGCTTGTTCGCTAGGTTGGTCCCTGAAGTCCGTACTTCTTCGCCCACGTAGTCGAGCTTCGTAGCCATCTTGGCAACGTCAGCTGTGACGGTCTGTACCGACGTCTCCATACGCTGGAGGCGGTCTTCGTGGCCTTCAATGGCTTGGTTGAGAATCTCGCTCATGGTCGTCCCTTTGCACTAAGTAGATTACCATGTGCATAGGTTACATACCGCTGGCATTGTAACTATTAATCTGTTCTCATTTAGGGCTAAGTTCTTCTACTAGCTCCCGGAACAGGACTTCGTTCCACGCTTCCGGGGTGTAGAGCTTGTCCCGTGGCCCTACGAGTACCCCTACAGCGACCATAAAGGCCCCTAGGTACGTCGTTGAGGCTACGAGGACGTGCTGGGCCCCGGTCCACGTTTCGCGGACCTTGTAGAGCAAATACCAGCGTCCGCGAGTTTTGAACAAGAACGTAGCCACAGCATAAAGTTTACTCTTGGAACTCGTCCCGGTCGATGGCTTCCAGAGCCTGCTCTACCGTGTCGAAGGTGAACACTCCGTACTCCGGTCCAAGGCGGGTAAAGATGTTGGTGGTGTGGCCTACGATGTAGACCGGACGTCCCCAAGCGATGGCCAGACCAAGCTCGGTGAAGGCTCCTTGGCAGTTGTTCTGCGACAAGAACAACATGACGTCGCACTCGAACACGGCGTTGTGGTCGTTCACAGCGCACTGCTGGAGGTAGTATTGCAATGCGTCGCCCTCCCGTCCAGTGGCGTCCTCTTGCGTCCAGTCGTACGTGATGGTATGGCCGTTGGCTTCCAGAATCTTCTGGACACGACGAACTTCCTGCTTATTCTCGAACTTGGCGGCGACGTAGATTTGCATTATGGCTCCTTAGAAGGGGCACATAATAGCAGACCCACCGGCTGTGGTCAACCGGTGGGTCCAGACACGGTGCGGAATGTTACGTTACGGCAGGACGGTCGCGTTAGCGGTCTCAGCGTTTACGCCCGACTCGTCCTCGATGAGGATGCCACGGTAGCTGAAGCTGATTTCCTCAAGGGCACGAGCGTTCACGCCAGTGCTGTAACCGGTCGCCCGGCAGTTCTTGATGGTGGCCAAGGTACGGTTGGTCTGACGGTCACGGACCGAGAACTGCACATACTCGTGGTCGAGGAGCTGGGAAATCAGAGGTACCATGCCGTCTACGTGGGGGCCGTGGTCCAGAGCCCGGTAGCCGCTAGCCGTAATGTTCACGGTCTCAGCCCCAGTATAGACCAGCTCAGCCGCAGTAAAGCGGCCAAGAAGGGCTACTTCACTGACCGCAAGGCCAGTGGCATAGCTGAACGAGTTAAAGATACCGATAATCCGGTTCAACCCGGTGTTGGGGTCCACAGCGTAGACTTGCGCGCGTGCCCCGTGAATTACCTTAGACGCTGCCATGTGATTATTCTCCTATTAGGTGGCCTGCTGGACCGGAGCAACGAGGAAGTCGATTGCGACGAAGTCGATTGCAGTGGCCAGCTTGATTTCGCAAGACACCAGCATGGCGTTGGCCGAAATCCGGATGCTTGCGTTACGGTACCCGAGCAGGGCGTCATCGCTGGGGGCGATGAACTTACGGCGCCGCATGTCGTCCATGATGGACTCAAGGTAGCTGAGAGCCACCGACTTGGAGACGTCCGCCACGGACTGGCCTACGAAGGCCTGCTCCATGCGCTGAGCGACAGTCAGGGCGATGGTGTCAGCAGTGTAGACGGCTTGCATGGAATTGAAGACGAAGTTGTCGTCCTTGCCGTAGGTGGTCTGGTCCGAAACCCAAACGAAGCCGCCGGTAGGCTGGCGCCGAATAGGCATAAGGCCCGCCTTGAGAGCGTCTTCCATGTTGCTGTCGTTCCGTGGGTCGAAGTCACCGGCTGCGTGGGTCACGCCGGAAATGTCAATCCCCTTGAAGGTGATGGACTTGTACCCGGCTGCGGCCTGCATAGCGGCGGCCTTGACTGCGGCCATCCAAGGCTGGAATGTAGCGATGCTACCGGCTGCATTCAGGTCCTTGGGGTTCTGGAAAGGCATGTTGCAACGGAAGGTCGCCATGTTAGCGCTGGCGGTCTTCTGGTTGGCGAACGTCGCCTGATAGCTGGGGAGGGCTTGACGGTTCTTGCGGCGCTTGAACTGGGACATGGCCAGTACGTGCGACTTGGCCGAGGCATTGATGCCTGCGATAGTGTAATCCGAGGAAGCATCGGTCAGACCATCAGCCTTGTCGAGGCTGGCGTCCCGGCTGAACAGCGGCACGAGGAAGTTGCCCGACACCTGCTCCAGAGCGGTCATGGCGTTGGCCACCAGAAGGTCGGAAGTGCCGCCCTTGGTGCCGCCAGCCAGATAGAACGAAGCCTGCACAGCGGGGAGCCCGGCGCCAGCGGCGGTGGTGGTGTTGGCCACGGTACCGAACTGGATGAGGGTGCTACCGGCAACCACCTTGTTGAGGCTGTAGGCGTCCCACTTGACGCGACCGGGCATGAGACCGGCAGTGCTGCTCAGGATGACCAAGTTCGTCACGGTGTCGAGGTCCACGGGCGACTGAAGACCCATTACGCCAGTGGTAGGAGCCGCAGTGTAGCCAGTCTGGCTGCTGATATAGGAGCACATCGCCGCGATGTTGGTGAAGTCCGACAGGGTCAGGCTGAGGTTGGTACCCGCACCGCCAGTTACGGAGGTGGTAAGGGTGGTGTCGGTAATAGACATCGTGGCGGCCGTTCCGCCAGCGTAGCCGATAGTGAAGACGATATCGCCACCGGCAGTCAGAGCCTCAGAAATCTGGTCCGAAGCCCGGCTGGTGTTCACAGAAACCTTCTGCTCAGCCGGGGAGGTGAGAAGAGACCCGCAGACAACCGGGGAGGTCCCGACGAATACGTAGGGGTTGACGGGCGTACCGGCAGAAGCGAACACTTCAAGGGACTTACCTGCTCCAGCGATGACAGCAGTGGGGGTCACAGTGAACGATGCGTAAGCTACAAAGCCTGCCACGTCGGTGGCCGTAGGCGCGATGGCATTCACATTGACCATAGTGCCGCTACCAACCACACGGGTCGCAGTAATGGTTGTCGAGGTGGCTGCGGTGATAACGTACCAGCCACCGTTGGCGTTTGCCCCACCAGCCAAAACCGAAAGGGTTGCCGTTACGTCGCTAATGAGCAACGAATCGCCAACGCTAGGGGTATTCACCCACGCCACGGAGCGAGTAATGGTCAGGGTAGTACCCGAAACGGTCGCAGCAAGGGTTCCTACGCCGGTAGCCACGAGGGGGCGGGCGGTGCCGCCAGTGATCCCCGCAAGGGTGATTGAGCTGGGGAGTGTTCCGACTGCGGTTCCAGCCGCAAAGGGTGTGATGGCACCGGCCGAAAGCACTGTGCCGCCGTTGATTCGGAAACCAAGGGTGACGCCAGCCCCTACTGCCGGAACGAAGGTGAAGGTGATGGGAGCCTCAGCCTGTGTCTGGGTTACCGACACCTGAATCCCGTTACCGGCCTTGCCCCACGACTTGTCAGCCACGGTCGCGTACGAGCCCAGCAGACCCTGAGCCTTAGCCGACGAGTTGGTCTTGACGATTACAGCCCGGTTGAAAGCCCCGATGATGTCCGGGTCATTGGCAGCAGCCACGGCACCCCGGAAGGCGTCCACAATCGGACCGCCGCTGTACTTGGCGATTACGTCGGCCAGCTGGTCGGGACCGTATGCGTTGGTTTCGAGGTCCGACTCAGCGGAGAAGGCGGGGCCCGAATCGGCCTCGCCGAGCAGGAACAGCACGCCAGTGGTGGCAAGACCACCGGGGTTATTCTGCACCTTGTAAGCTGCGTACCCACCCGGGATGTATACCGTACCGTTTGAGGTGACAAGTGACTTTGCCATTTGAATATCTCCTAAATGCCT